GCTATAAAAGAAATTGAAAAATTAAAAAAAACGAAGTGAATTTTACAAGGCATTGTAAGCAAACTCAAAAGAGATAAGGTAGTTAATAATAGTTGTCATGAATTATCACATATAAGAAAAAGTGTATTTGATACAGGAAAAACTCCACCAACTCCTATGTTTTTAGTGATTGATAATTTTTATAGTAATCCTATTGCAACAAGAAATCATATTTTGACACAAGAATTCAAAGTACGAGGAAATTATCCAGGTCAAAGAACGGTATCTTTTGCAACAGACGAATTAAAAGATATTATACAAAAATGGGTCGAACCATTTGGTGGAAAAATAACAGAATTCCCAATGGGTAAAGATAATTATAACGGAGCATTTCAATATACAACTTCAAGAGACCGTTCTTGGATTCATGTAGACTCTTGGAATAATTGGGCCGGAGTGTTATATATGACACCGGATGCTCCTGTAACAGGCGGAACAGGTATATATAGATATAAAGATGGAACACGGTTTGAATGGGAACAAAAAATAAGAAATAACAAAAAAGAAATGGATGATGCATCCCAAGATGTAACAAAATGGGAATTAGTAGATAGAATAGGAAATGTATTTAATAGGCTTATTCTATTTAATGCTAATAGTTTTCATTGCAGTATGGATTACTTTGGAAATAATTCAAACGATGGAAGACTATTCCAAGTATTTTTCTTTTCTACAGAAAGACAGCAATGTTAAATACATATTTTTTATAATATATATTTAATTATAATTTTGGGGTTTTCCATTGTGCATATATAGCACCTGATTTTTCGTGTTCTGGTCTATCATCAGTATAATAATACATTGCAAATGATAATCTATCATAATCTGCATTCCATTCACTTAAATGACCGTGATATGCATCGTCTGTTGTTCGAAATATTACTGCTCTATTGAATATAGGTGCTATTTTTTTTTCACATTTTGTCATTTCATTGTTCCACAATTCAAGATGACCATTATATTCATCTTTGTAATTACTATTCATATATAATAACAAGTTTACTCTCCTATATTTTTTAGTATTTCGATGTATATTAAAATCCGCGTGTATATCTAAGTGTCCTCCTTTTTTTGTTTTATGAATCCCACCACCCATATTGAAATTATCTGCTTGTAATCCCTTTATTTGAGTTAATGATTCTAGATATTCAACCATTTTTGATGAATTCAAATAATTTACTATCTTTTTAACAGATTCACTACATTTATCCATATCCATCAAATATGATTTATTTACACTTACATTTGGTAAACCTCCTATATCAGCAGATTTAAAAATAGAATCATCCATATTTCTAATATCTTTTTCAACTTGTAATAAAATTTCTTTGTCGTCTATAAAGTTATCTATTACTAGATAATTAAATGGCTCATTAGACAAAAACTCATTAGTTTGTATTTCAATATCGTTGTTTTCAGTTTTGTTTAGTAAAGATAAATAATGTGAAAAATCTTTGTTATAATCATACATTTCTATTTCATCCATTTTTTCTGGAGAGATATTTATTATTTTATTAAAACTAAATTTACCAACACCTCTATAATTATGATGCGTAAATAATTCAAAATCAATATCATTTTTGTGTGATTTTAAAAGATAATATATTATTTTCCATACATCACCTGTCCAAGGTTCTCTATATTTCAATATACCTTTTTCATATACATGTTTAATTGGAATTTTGTATTGTTCTCTTTCTGTTAATGGATAAATATCATCTATAAATATTATACCGTTTTCATTCAAACATTCTAATGCATTATTCAAATCTCTTCTTACATAATCACTTTGATGCATTCCATCTATAAATATTCTATCATATTTTTTTGTATTTGTTGCAAAAAATTCATCACTTGTTACATGCAAAACCCTTGTATCTTTTGTTATTGGGTCAGGATCTACACCTGTTTTATCTTTACTACTTACTCTAGAAAAAGTATAACCACTTTCTACTCCTATTTCCAAATAAGAATGTTCATATTTTGTAAATTTATTTATTACTGAACTTCTAGAACTATAAACAATACTTTGTAATTCAGGTTTTATTATTTCATAATTATCTGTATATTTACATATTAAATGAAAATATTTTTCCAATTGTTTTTCTGTAGCGTCCAGACAATAACATTTCATTCTACTGAATCCTAATTCATCAATTCTTTTTGTTAATGTATCTTTACTTATACTATTGTCACATAGCACCATAAAATCGTTTCTGATATTTCTGTATAATTCTTTAATTTTTTTATTGTATAATGTATTTATGCCTATTAAACAATATTGTTTATCAAAATCTGGATTTACTACAATATTGCAAATATTATGTTTCCATGTATTATCATCCCGTTCCCATATTTTTTTATGATCTTTGGAAAGATAATTTTCATCTTCATAAGCACCTTTTTTTTTCATTAATTCATGAACATTATATTGATTATAAAATTGTGGCTGAATGTGATATGGTCCTAGCCTATTTATTTCAGAATTTCTGATTAATGAAAAGTTATTATTGCCATCATTCATAAATTGTATATATCCTAATTTATGTAGTTTTGCTACTTTTGTATTACACATTGTTCTAAGTAATATTTCAAAATCATCACAGATAGGTAAAAACTCACTATAGTTCTCTAATTCAAACATTGTTTTTCTACGCCACATTCTAGGATGATTAGGTAAACAAACTAAATGACTTGTTGTTATGTTATTTATACCAGCACAAACACATACATTTACCCATTTATCATTTAATTTTTGCATATAATAACAATTATAACCTTTTCCTATATGGTCTCCATACCAAAAGTTACTACCGTCTTCATATAAATTTGTAAAGTCAGAATATACAAATCCTATTTCAGGATCACTCTCAAATACCTTATATGCATCATCTAATATTGTTGGTAAAATTATATCATCATGGTCTAATTCTAGTAAATATTTTCCTCTGCAAAGTCCAATTGCTTCATTTTTTACATTTCCAATATTTCCACTATTACAATCTCTTTTGTATAATCTTATTCTTTTATCTATTTTGCAAAAATCTCGTAAAAAAACAAAATGTTCATCTTCTGGTGAATCATCTAATATAACCCATTCCCAATCTCGTAGTGTTTGACTCACTAATCCTTTATAAGCTCTTTTTATCTTCTCATAAGATTTATAGCAAGTTGTAAATATTGAAAATTTTGGACGAGTTAATTCTCTTTTCATGATAATATTATGGACATAACAATAGTTTACATTATTATTAAATTCATCTATATCAAGTTGTCTTTTATGTAACCATCTGTTTCGCATTCTGTCTACAATATGATTCATAACTAAAGTTGTATATTCACTACCATCATCAGGGCTATAAGTTACTAGTAAATGATAATTAGGATCAAACATATTATTTAATTTTGCAATTTCATTAGTGGATATAATTTCCACAGTACAATTTAATTTGTCTTTATTTGTTTCAAAAAAATTATCTATTTCATTATATTTGTCATCTCTTAATAAATAGACAAAAGGATATTTACTCATATAAAATATTCTTTTGTTATATATTTAAATTATTTACTGTTTAATAGTTGTTTTAATCCTATATCTATATCAACTGTAATTCTCCAATCTAAGTCTTTTAGTTTTTCATTTGATATATAATATCTTTTATCATTAAATGGTCTATCTTCTACATATTCTATTGAATCTTCTAATGATGATTTGATTTTTGATAACTTATGTATTTTCTTTGCAAGATCTAATATGCTTATTTCCATATCTTCATCACATCCTATATTATAAATTTCACCTATTTTTCCTTTTTCAAGTATTTTTATAAACGCATCTGCGGTATCATTTACATGTAAAAATCCTCTTACACAATCACCTTTTCCTTGAATAGTTAATTTTTTACCTGAATTTAATTGTTGTATAAACTTAGGGATAACCTTTTCTGGATATTGATTTGGTCCATATACATTATTACCGCGTGTTATTATAATAGGCATATTAAAGGATTTTATATATGATTGCACAAATGATTCTGCTGCTGCCTTAGATGCAGCATATGGATTTGTAGGACATAATAAAGATTGTTCGGTTTTTTTATTTTCCGTTATATCTAGTAATGATTCGCCATATACTTCATCTGTGGATACATGAATAAATCTTACAATTTTATTATAAATTCTACAACATTCTAATAAAGTATGGGTACCAATTACATTATCTTTTGTATATTGTAGAGAATCTGTAAAGGATGTCTGTACGTGTGATTGAGCTGCAAAATGAATAACTGTATCTATATTGTAAAATTCAAGTATGTGTTTTAATAAGTCTTGAGAACAAATATTACCTTTTACCAATGTATATCTATTACTATTACGAACTCTCTCGTTTACATTATTTATATTGGCACAATAATACAAAGCATCAATATTTATTATATTAATGTTTGGATATCTATCATAAAATATATTAATAAAGTTTGAACCTATAAATCCACACCCTCCCGTCACTAATAAATTCTTCGAGTTGGAGAGATAATTTTTTGGTGGTAATTCTTTCTTTACATAATTTTTAAAAATAGTTTCAACTGAATCCCTTATATTTTTTACACTTGGATATAAAGATTCAAGTCGTGTTGTATCCAAATAATTATTACTTCTATCTGCTGCTAATATCTTTCTCTGTTCTTCACTTGAAAAATTTCTCCAAATAAAATTTGGGTCTACATATTGTTTATACATAGTTAAAATTTCATTATGACTTATTAACCCTGGATTTGTTAAATTCATAGTTCCTACATACTGTTTTTCCATCATATCTAAAACAATTGGTAGTAATTCTGGTAAAACAGTCATTGAATTTTGAATAGAACATATCTTTTCATAAGTAGTTATTTTAGTTATAAAATTTCTAGGATTATCAATATTTGTTATAGGCATTCTTATTCTTAAATTTAAAGTGGTTGGAGTATCTTCCATTATTCTAATTAACTGATCCGTTGCACCTTTTACTATAGAATAACTCGAACCAAAGAAATTAGGTAAATCGGTTTCTTTGAAACCATTCTCTTCTTTTTCATAAGGATGATTTTCATCATATTTAAATATACAACCAGTTCCAAGATATGTATAATGTATTCGGTGTTTTCTACATATTTTTGAAAGAATAAGAGGACCTAATAAATTATCTCTAATATTTTCTTTTAATTTGCCAGAATGTTCCAAATAATCAATCGTAGAATATTTTTTACCGTCAATTGACCCATGAGTTCTTCCAGTAAAAGAAATAATGTGTGTTGGATTATATTCATTAATATCTCTTGTAACATTTTCAATATTTTCTATTCGAGTATTTAAACATACAAAATCCTTTCCAGAGTTTTTTAATATATCAATAAATTGACTACCAATCCAACCTTNNATAAACTATAATTTTTTTCATCATCATTATAGTTTATTTAAAAACTTATTCTATAAATAGTTTATCTAATTTATTTATCAAATCATCAGGAACATTTACTTTCTTACAATATCTTTTGAATTTACCATATAAAGACCAATTATTTTTATCAATATGTTCGATAAAATGATGTAAGTTATTATTTGTCATATTTACATATCCAGGTTCAATATGATTTGCCATAAATATTTTATGTAACATTTCTGTTGCTTTATCAAATTTATGTAAATAATAATATATTATTAACATTTCTGAATACAATGAATGGTCATGTATATGATTTATAATAAATAATTTATGTGGTTTATCGTTTTTTGTGCAGGTTTTTAACATATCAAAATATATTTCTCCTTGTTTAAAATTATTTGTGGCTCTGCATTCTTTTATTAATTCAAAAAATGCCTCCCATCTTCCATTATCAAATTCATATGATTTATAAAACCAATACCACGCTTTTTCTTTTTCTCCTAATTCATTATACATTTTACCTATTTGATAACAACTCCAATATCTTTCCTGAGGCCATTGTCGTTTTTCATTTGCAGCTATTTTATACCAATTTATAGATTTTTCCCAATTTTCTTTACCTGAAAATCTAAAACACTCTCCTGCATAAAATCCATATCTGGCTTGAAGATTATCATTTAATTTATACGCCTCTTCAAGTATTAACGCATCTTCATAGTATTTCTTATTACCTTTCTTATTTCTTGCACTTATTACTACATTTGTTGCTATATGATAATCACCTTCTATACTTACTACTTGATGATGTTCTTTAGTTCCTATTATTTCGTGCATTACACCTTCATAATACCACTTTATATGATTGCAAAGTAAAGGCATTCTTTTCCATTGAACTGCATGCCCAAATTGCATATGATAAGCACATCCTTTTTTTAATTTTGGTAGTTTCAAATCTCCTACAATTCTATCATCAGCATCAAATAAAAATACAAAATCTGTTTTTTTATATGCAAATTCTAATGCTTTAGTTCTGTTATAAGCAAAATCTCTCCACGGTTCATGTATTAATTCTCCACTTATATCTTTTTCATTAAAAAAATTTTTTATTAACTCCGCTGTATTATCAGTTGAACCAGTATCACATATTACCCAATAATGTATTGGTATTTTATTTGTTATATTAGATAATGTATTAACTATAATATCAGCTTCATCTTTTACTATCATATTTAAGCATATTGTAGGGTTTTCCATATAACTAATTATTTTTCATTTTTTTAAATATTTA